AACTGCACGCCCATCCCAACCGCGATCTCCACGACAATCTCGACACCGCCAACGGAAAGCGTGATGGCAGCCTGCTCTGGGAGATCACCACAGCCGGCAGCGACCAGGCCGGCATCTGCTACGAGGTCCACATCTACATTTGCCGGATCCTCGACGGCACCGCGAAAGACGAGTCTTACTTCGGAATCATCTTCTCGATCGACGATGACGACGACTTTGGAGTGCTCGACAATCTTCGCAAGGCCAACCCGAATTGGGGAGTCTCCGTCGATCCCGTCGAGATCGGACAAAAGCTGCAGAAGGCGCTCCAGCTCGCCAGCGCCCAGCCTACGTTCAAGACGAAGCACTGCAACATTTGGGTCAATGCCGATCACGCCTGGATGGACATGGTTCGCTTCCGCAAGTGCGCCGATCCTAAGCTTTCAGAAGATCAGTTCCACGGCGAGACGTGTGTCATCGGGCTGGACCTGGCCAGCAAGATCGACATCCTTGCGGCTATCAAACTGTTCTGGCGCGATGAGCAGATCGACGCTGAGCAGAAGCCGAAGCGACACTATTACGCTTTCGGCCAGTACTGGCTGCCCGAAGCTCGCGTGCAGCAGGCACAGAATTCGCAGTACCAGGGCTGGGCGATTGAAGGGCGGCTTAAGACCACGCGCGGAGATGTTAACGACTTTGATTCCGTCGAAGACTGGATCCGCGAGCAGGCTCGAGTCTTCGACGTTCGTGATGTTGGCCACGATCCCTGGAATGCGGTCGAGATCGTCAATCATTTGCAGGCTGAGGGCCTGACATGCACGGAAGTGCCGCAGACGGTGCAGCAGCTCAACGAGCCGATGAACGAGCTCGAGGCCGCGGTCTATGACGGCCGTTTCCACTACAACGGTGAACCAGTCCTGGAATGGGGCGTGAGCAACGTAGTTGCGCATCGCGATCGCAACGACAACATTTTTCCTACGAAAGAAAAGGCCGAGAAGAAGATCGATCCCTTGACTGCTCTGCTCAACGGTTTGAATCGCGTTCGGGAAATCGCTCCCAGCATGGGCGCAGGCGGAGGGGTAAGCGTATTCGACAGGTGTGCGAAGTGTGGCGAGATCTGCGAAGGAAAGCTGGTGAAGGATGCGGTCGTTTTTGATTGTGGGGTGCACAAATGAATCCGTCTTCAACTGTGATCTATCGGCCATCAGCTAAACCTGCGCGCTGGGTGCGCTTGCTGAGCCGTTTAGCCGGAAGGCTTCACGCAAATGGATTCCATCGCCTCAGCTGGATCGTTTTCGACGTCCGAGTCTGGGTGGGCAAGAGGATCGGAGCATGAACCGTTTCACCATTGCCGCATTCCTCCTGGGCTTCGGTCTGATCGTAGCCGGCGCCGCGTGGATCTACCGCCCGCTCGGTCCGCTCGCTGCCGGCGGCATGCTGTTGCTGGCGGCGATGACCTCGGCGTGCAATAAGAGCCAAGGCTGAGAACCCGATAGCTGATGCCGGCCTTACGCACTGAGTTTCGCGATTTCCTCAGCTCCGTCATCTCCTTTCCTGCCGACTATTTTGCCGGCTGGTTCGGAGTGGCTCCGTCTGAGTCTGGCGTTGAGGTCAATGAACTTACCGCCATGCAGATTGCGGCCTTCGTGGGCGTACAGCGCGTTCTCGGCGATGCTGTTTCGCTTACGCCGCTCGAAGTAGTCGAGATCAACAAAGACGGAAGTGAAGCCGTCACTTACGAGCATCCACTGACTGACGTGTTCCAACTCCAGATGAATCCCGAAGCCACCGCCGCCGATGTGAAGCAGACCGGCCAGATCCATTTGCTGCAAACTGGCAATTTTTATGGCGAGATCGGCTACAATGGCGCGGGCCAACCGGCGGCGATCTATCCGCGCAGCCCATTCGCCACCTTCCCTTATCGGAATATTGCCGGCGAGCAGGGGCGGCGTCCTGACGGACCCTTGGATAACGGAGAGCTGTTTTACAAAACCACCGACACGCCGGGTCACTATGAACGCGCCATCCGGCGCCAGGACATGGTCCACGTGAAAGGACTTGGTCTAGATTCGCTCGTTGGCCTCAGCCCGGTGAAGTATTACGCGCGCGAAGTTCTCGGAACTGATCTAGCAGCGCAGTCCTTCAGCGCGAAGTTCTTCGCCAATGATGCGCGCCCCGGCGGCTATCTCAGAGCTACTGGCTTCCTCGCTCCCGACAAGAAGAAACAGGCAATCTCTTCCTGGATGGCCGGCCACGGCCGTGGGCAGGCTCACAAGATGACGCTGCTCGATGGCGGCATGAGCTGGGAAAAAGTCGGAGTTCCACCAAACGAAGCGCAGTTCATCGAAACTCGAAAATTCAACCGCGAGCAGATCGCAGCCATCTTTGGAGTGCCTCCGCACTTTCTCGGGATCTCGGAAGAATCCCGCGCCAACATGGAGCAGCGCGCCCTCGAGTTCCTCGTGTTCGTGCTGAAGCCCTGGCTCAATAAATGGGAGCAGGCGCTCAACATCAAGATGTTTCCGCGTACCGGCCGCAATGCCGGCAGGTTCTATGCCCGTTTCAACACAACCAATTTCGAGCGCGCTACCTATGCCGATCTCTTGAAGGGCGTGCAGATGGGCCGTTACGCCGGTCTTTACACGGTTGACGAAGGCCGCGGCATCCTGGGCGAGCAGCCCTATTCGGAAAAGCAATTCAAGAGCAAGAATCCGGGAGACAAGCTCTGGCAGCCGGTCAACATGATGGTTGTCACCGAGGACACGTTGAAGGGATGCGCGCACGCCGCGAATGGCGACGCCAAAGGCCAGGGCGGAAACGACCAGGGCGGTGGCGATGGGGGATCGACTCAGCCCGGGGGGCCGACGCAGGGCGGCAAAAGAACTGACGCCGAGATCAAGCGATATTTTCGGCTCTTTTCCCTCACTTTTCGTGATGCTTTTGGAAGGATTCTAGCCCGGAGCAAGCCCAATGAGGCTGACTTCCAGCGCTGTTTTGCTCCTACTCTCACCGCGATCGCCGCCGCCTTCGAGTGCGATCCCGCGGAGCGAGAACCTGGCGATGTGCGCCTCAGCGAGAACAGCGCGCAACTGGTACGTGACTATATCCGAGGGATGGCGCACCGCATCCGATTGGGTGCCGGCCAAGATGCTTTGCCTGCTCTTACTGCACAGCTGGCCGCGAATGAGTTAAAGCGAGCGATTGAATTCCTTCGCGACAAATGCCGGCCGCCCGATTCCGAGCCGGCCGCGCTAAGCGAAGAGGACCAGCGGTGAAGGTCCTGATGCTCGACACGCTTCGGGAAGTAGAACTCGATGAGATCGAGGCCGTGAGCCGCATTTGCGGCGGAGTGGCCGTGGAGGTTCCAGTGGCAACGAACCAGAGTCCTGCGCAACCCGAATCCGCAATGCTCGATCGCGCGCCGAACGCCATGACAAAACCACGTCCGCAGCTGCGTCCGACACCGGCGCGGGAGAAGCGTGGAAAGAGGAGACCAACCCAATGATTGAACGTCGTTTCACGAAAGGTGCAAAGGTACGCGCCAAAGGCGATGAGGCCAAGCCAGGCCTTACCGGCTATGCGGCCGTCTTCGGCCAGGACTATGTGATCTATGAATCGAAATCGTTCCGCATGGTCGAGCGTGTCAAAGCGGGAGCTTTTACGCGCGCTCTCGAAGAAGAGCAGGACGTGCGCTGCTGCTTCAATCACAATGCCGATAATGTCCTTGCTCGTACCACCAACGGCACGCTCCAGCTGAACCAGGACAACAAAGGCCTCAGCTACGATGCCGATCTCGATGCTCGCACTCACATCGCGCAGGATGTCCGCTGTTTCGTCGATCGCGGCGATGTGACCGGCTGCAGCTTCGCCTTCACAGTGCGCAAGCAGACCTGGACTGAAGTCGAAGAGGATGGCTTCACCACGTATCAGCGTGAAATCGAAGACGTCGACCTCTACGAGTTAGGACCGGTCCTTTTCCCGGCCTATGAAGGCACCAGCGTGGGAGCGCGCAACGTGGCCGCTTTCACCCGTGAGCTGCGCTCGGCAGCCTGGGCTGAAGGAATTCCCGCTGAACTTCGGGCCAAGATACAAGCTCGCGCCGGCGCCGTCCCTGATGGCAGCGAAGGCGATGATCAGTTGGAGCAGGAAGAGGAATGCAACTGCCGTTGTGAAGCGTGCGCCGACTGCGAGCACAAACGCTCGAAGATCATCTCGATCGATCTGGCGCGTGCCCGTACGCAATCTGCCGAACTGGATTTAGAGCAGTAAGCTCGCGTTCGTCCACTGCAGAGACCCAGAGACACAGAGAAAACCCAGCGATGAAAACGACACAACTCGATTTCGATCGCGTTTCCTCTCGCCCTGGCCTTCTCTGTGCCTCTGTGCCTCTGTAGTGAAACTCTTCAAGGGAGAAAAGCTCATGGAATTAGCAATTGCTGTTTTCGCAGTCCACTCGGGTGTCATCAGCATCGTGGCGCTCCTCGGTGCGTTGCTGATCGGCTCCGTTCTTGCCTACTCCGGAACCGGTGGCGGCGCAATGGATCAGAACCTAGGAACATTCGGCCCCTATGTCGATGCCGAGCTTTCGGCTACGGGATTAATTGGAGGCGGCGCCATTCTTCAAACCCATGGCACCGTGCTTCTTACCGATGCCGGCGTCGGCGTCTATACTTTGGCGGCCCCGTTGGCGGGTTCACCCGCAAATGGCGGCAATGATGGCCAGAAGCTAATTGTGATCGATCAGTCCGGCCACGCCCATACCATCACCACTCCGGCCAACAAAGTCAATGGTAACAAGCACATTGCTACCAGTGCGGGCAACGTGGGCGATGAAATCGTATTCCGGGCTTGGAACGGGATCTGGCTCGTCAACCCGACCAGCACTGCCTTCGTTCTCAGCTAAGAAACAAGTTTTGCCGTCGTTGCGGCGCGGCCCGATGGGGCCTGAGTCAGGAGCTCGAGCGCCGCTGTGGCGATGCGCACAAAACCCGCAAGCCGCGGGCCTCGGATGCGTGTTGCAAAAATCCATATTCTGAGGAAACCGTCATCATGACTGACAAAGAAAAGACACTGCGCGAGAAGCGTGCAGCCCTGATCAGCGAAATGCGGCAGATTACCGAGGGAGATAATTTCAACCTCGACGCCCAGAGGCGATGGGGCGTTCTCGACACTCAACAGAAGGAACTGAAGGCGCAAATCGAGGCCTGCTCCGCGCAGGGAAATCTCGATGAAGAGATGCGCCGGATCGATCCGCCTCCGCAACCGCAGCCTGGTGCGGGAGATCCCACGGCGCGCGAGAATGCCACTGCCGAAGAAGCTCGCCTGGCCGAAATGCCTGAAGCCGAGCGTCGCGCGTTCCAGGTGGCTAACAGCCGGGAGTACCGCAACGAGTTCGTTCGATGGGCTCGCACCGGCGAAATATCCTCAAAGCTCGCCGTTTTCCAGAAGGAGCTGCGCTATACCGCCATGAATGCCGGTACCGGCTCTCAGGGCGAGTTCACCATCCCGGTCGGTTTTCAACGCGAACTGGAAATAGTGATGAAGGCCTATGGAGGCATGCGGCGCAATGCCCGCATCGTCCCCACCAACACGGGACAGCCCTTGCACTGGCCGACCGTGGATGACACCACGAATCAGGGACGCTGGCTGGGGCAGGCGCCCAATGCTGCTGTGCAGCAGACCAACCCCACGTTTTCCGAAGTCGTCTACAACGCCTACTTGGCGTCGAGCGATCAGGTGCTCGTGGAAGTTCAGCTGCTGCAGGATTCCGCCTTTGACATCGAGGCTTTGCTCGGCCAGTTGCTGGGCATCCGCTTGGGTCGTCTGACGGAAGCCGCTTACACCGTGGGAACGGGAGCCGGCGCGAATCAGCCGACCGGCTTGATCACTTCCATCAACGCTGACGCCGTCCCCAACACTGTAGTTGCGGTTGGATCAAGCGCCAACGATGGCAACGGTGGCAACACT